ATGATCTCGGAAGCCGAACTCACCGACCTTCACGCCCGCCTTGGCGTCATCGTCACCAACCTGAACGACATCAGCGCCACCGCCGCCTACCGACACGGTGAAGTCGAGGATCGCGCCAACGCCCTTGCCGCCATGGTCGCAGCCGTCGTGGACGACATCGCCACCCTCTATGCTGGGCACCGCGAGGAAGCCGGCCGCGCCCACGATCGCTACGAGGCCCTATCCGAGCAGGTCGCCGAACAGTCGGCCCTGCTGCGGGGGCTCATTGAAACCATCATCGCGATAGGCGACGAGGAGGATGGCGAATGACCAGCCAGCCCACCCAAGCCTTCGCCAAGGCCATTTTCGACCAGTTGCCCGGCCACACCCGGCGCGAGAAGTCCGCAGCCCTGACCGCCCTCATCGGGATGCTGCGGGCCGAACGCGACACCTCACCTCGGGCCTCACGATCAGCACGCACGCTAACGCTCATTCGTGACCAGCTCGTCGGTAAAAGTCTCGCCGACCTGCACCAGCGCACGGTGAACGTTGACGGTGTGACGATCACCGTGGCGGCGCTGGCCGCCGCGTACCTGATGCCTCAGCACGCCCTGCACGGCCCAGCCAAGAAGCTGTTCGCCGAGGCGCGACTTGCCGTAGCGATCGAGCCCACCGGTCGCCGGCCAGCCCGTCGCATCGTCGAGATCAAGACGCCGGGCGACTATCTGACCGAGTTCCGCGCTGAACTGGCCGCCCGCGACGCGAAAGGCGGTGCAGCATGATCGCCCGGACGTTCTGGAAGGCCGTCATCTGGACGGCCTATGCGATGCTGCGGGCGGCTGGCGCTCGATGATTGGCCACGGCGAAGGACCGCAGGCACAGACCTGCGGTCCTCGTCCGGCTATTTCTTCAGGTGGTCCTGACGGATGCCGTAGCCCGGAACATCGAATTCCTCGACATCCAGACCATCCGAGCGGCGCCGCTCCAGATCATCACGCCACCGGTCCGCCGACTGGGGACCAATGGCCTGCTCGACCACCACGACAATTTCAGAGAGCGACCCACGCTCGTCACCATTCGCGAAACCGCCAGTGTGGGGATAGTGTAACTGCCACCACACTTTTCGGACGACGTAATCTTCAGTCCACGGCTGGTCGTCCGGTCGCGTGACAGAGATGTAGTCGCCAACTTTCGGAACTTCAGGCAGATCAAAAACGATCTGATAGTCGAGTTTTTTGCGGCCGATTTCACGGACCGCGATCGTAACTTTTGGCATATGCACCTATCCCTTTGGGCCGCGACCCACATCCTCCGGTGCAAACTTAGGTATAGCGGCAGCAGACCGCTAGAGGTCGCAGCGCTCAAAACTCCCGATCGATCCGCGCCATGACGCGGCCGCCGATGCAACTGATTTGAACCATCCAATGACCGTGAAAACTTGGCGCGGAAACGGTAATCGCAGCAAAATACAGCCGACCGTCGAGCAGTTGCCCGCTCCACTCGGCGATTATGTACTTCCTAGGCTTGAACAGAGGCACGATGTGCGGCGTGATAAAGTTCCGAGACGGGGAATCCACACTTACGACCCCACTGGGCGTTAGCAGCGTCGTCAACGCACGATGGAAGTTCGCCGGCACGCTCGCCATCATTCCTTCATCCGTGAGCAAGTCCACGGTGAAGTAAAGTACAGGCTCATCCGATTGATTTGATAGAAGAAGCTTGAAATCGTAGCCGCTATTACCAGTCGGATGGATGGTGATTTCCGGATCGATTTCAGGAGCAACGGAACGCCGCATAACGTCCCTGATTTCGTGGTCGAACATCGGCAGCACGCTCCGGTCGTGCCGCCGATGATATTTACGGTCGAGGCGGCTCTGGTGCGGCGCCAGCGTGGTGGCCTGCGGGACATCGATGACACAGGCGTTGCGGCCCGTCGCCAACGGGATAAGCCGCACCTCTACGCCGCGAATTAGCGGCTCAACGTTGCCGGTCAAAACGTTGCCGACTTGGTCGGCGTTCAACTCCTCCGCCGTAAAACCCTCATCAAGGCTTTCCGCCCTGCCCGTCGCGCGGTCTTCGACGACGCCGTAAAAGATGCGGCCGCCCGCAGCATTCGCCATGGCCGTCACATCTTTCACGAGTTCAGCGACACGCCTGTCTCGCTCTTGCCCGCGCAGGATTAGCGCCTCGGACCGCTTGAACTCGATCCCTTGGTTTTCCTGCTGGCCAATCAGTTCTTGAAGGTCAACCTCGGTCAAATCGCCCAACGGCTTCAGCATTCACCCCTCCGCGTCGAAGCATAACTATGGGATGGACTACCGCAGCAAGGAAGCCACCGCCTACCGCCTTTGGTACGGATGGGCCGCATGGAAAGGCCCCAAGGGCCGCCGAGTCCAGCAGCTACAGGCGGAACCGCTATGCCGGTTCTGCGTGGCCGCCGGCGCCGTGACGGCTGCGACCGTCGCCGACCACATCACACCGCACCGTGGCGACTACGACCTATTCTGGACCGGGCCGTTGCAATCGCTGTGCAAGCACTGCCACGACATCGCCAAGCAGCAGATCGAGCGACGCGGCTATCACGACATGAGCGACGCGGCCGGCTTCCCGCTCGACCCGAACCATCCGGCGAATAAACGTCGGAGTTAAGTCGCTACACTGTTTAGCTAAATACTGGATGCGAACAACATCCAGCAACGCCAATCATATCTATGAATACTTCGCCTCGTACTACCACTACGACGCGGAGACCGGCCTTCTCTACAGTCGCCGAACAGGACGCCCGATCGGATCGAAGGTCGGCGCCGGATACCTGCGAGTCAGCCTCGCCGGCCACACCTACATGGTCCATCGGCTCGCTTGGCTCTTGGTCCACGGCCGATGGCCTGCTGAGCAGATCGACCATATCAACGGAATCCCTGACGACAATCGCCTGTGCAATCTCCGAGAGGCGACGGCTCAGCAGAACTTGCAGTCCCGGCCGATGCACAAACGCAATCAGCTTGGCGTAAAAGGCGTCTGCGAGGTCAGAGGTCGATACCGCGCCCAACTCTGGACCAACGGCAGGTTCGTCCTGAACAAATACTTCGACACCATCGACGACGCGAGCGCGGCCTATCTAGCAAAAAGTCGCGAGGTCTTCGGCGAATGGCATCGCGCGTGACTAAATACTAATGTCTAGGACAGGATGCGGCTCGCCGTCGCTTATGGCAGGCAAGAGCACTGGACGCAGGTTGTGGGTTCAAATCCCACCGCGCGAGCCGCCTCGCCCACCCCGGAGGGGGTGGGTCCGAAGGTCAGGACCGCCCGGCCGGACACCGGCCCTCCCCACCGCGTAAAACTCCGCGAAATTCAGACCTCTTTTTTGACCTCAACTTTATAGGCGCTGATCACCACCAAGTTGCCTTCCGGGTTTTCTATCTCAAATGCACCGTTCGGCTTGAACTTTCTCAGCCTCGCTTGGGTGATAGCAACTATCAGTTCGTACGCGTTCTTAGCCTCCCGGTCAGACGAAACACGAAGTATATCAACCAGAGTGTCTAGCGCATTCAATTTTGGCCTCAGCATCGCCTCCTGCTTGGCCGTCCAAATGTGGTTGAAAACGCCGCTTGGTTCGCTTGAATGCGGCACTATGTGCCTCTGAACTTCGCTCCACTGTTCGCGATACGCATCAACCAAGTCCATTGATGTGTTGTGATACGAGTCGATTTGCATCAAAACGTTCAAAACCTCATCACCCACGAACTTCCCAACACGGATAACTTCGTCCGGCGAAAATCTGACCCGCTCAGGAGTGTTTGCGTAAGGGCTCACTGCGAGTGACAGGCTAACAAAATTGCCTTTCTCGTAGATTTCCATCGATTCTTTTACGCGTAATACCATCGCAGAGTTAGCGGCATAGATGCTCATCAACTTCAGAACGACTGCGAACGACTGAAATTCAATTCTCTCGTCCTCGGCCGCCGCGCTGGCCTTTCTCGCTTGCCGGTTCGTGAACCAGTAGGTCGCAAGCGCGCCAATGAGGGCACCACAGACACCAATCCCACCACTCACGAGATCACCTGTGATGTCAGATTTCTCAGGCGGCATATGGACCGCGACGGTAACGGGTTGCGCGCTCACCGCCGGTGCCGGCGTAGCGGCCACGGCCGGAGGAACTTGGGGCTGAACGACGGGCGCGGCAGGCTTGGGCGTACTCATCCAGCCAAGCTAAGCCACAACCATAAATACCGCTATGCCCGCAGGACGACCCGCAAAACCCACCAAAATAAAGAAGCTGGAAGGCAACCCCGGCAAGCGCGCCATCAACAAGGCCGAGCCCATCGTTGCCGGCCAGCCCTACCCGCCCCGCACGATGTCGAAGGCCGCTGCCACCATCTGGAAGCGCGTTATCGGCGCCATGCCGGCAGGCGTATGGACGACGGGCGACGAGAACCTGTTGGCCGCTTATTGCGAGGCCGCCGCCCTCCACCACGAGGCCGCCGACAAGCTTAAGACCGAGCCCAAGGTCAGCGTCGGCTCGACTGGTCAGGCTGTCGTCAGCCCGTGGGTGAAGATCATGGCCGATCAAGCACGCCTGATGGCCAGCCTCGGCGCCCGCCTTGGCCTAGACCCGCTGGCGCGTCAGGCCATCAACATTACGCCTGACGACGACAGGCCTGCGAGCCGCTTCAACTTCAACTGATCGCCCGCCGGGTAAATACCCGGTGAGTATAGAAGTTGAATACAAGAATGAACGCGTTGAACGCGTCATCGATTTCGTCGAAAAGCTGACCGTTACGATCGGCGACGGCATTGGCCAACCGCTCAAGCTGCGGCCCTTCCAACGCGATTTCATCTACGCGGTCTACGCGCCACACGCTAAGGCGACAAGCAAGCGGCTTGTCCGCCGCGCGGTTTATTCGGTCGCTCGCAAAAACGGCAAGACTGAACTCGCCGCTGCACTGATTCTCGCGCACCTCATCGGCCCTGAATCTGAGCCGAACGGAGAAATCTACTCAGCCGCCAACGACCGCGCTCAAGCCGGTATCGTGTTCAAGGCGGTCGAGCGCTTCATCATGGCCGAGCCTGAGCTTCAGCAGGTTCTGAAGGTCGTTCGCAGCACGAAGACCATCTATGTGACCCGAAGTGACATCAAGGCATCGGGATCAGTATTTCGCGCACTATCCAGCGATGCGGGCCGCCAGCATGGCCTAAACCCGTCCCTGATTGTCTACGACGAGCTTGCCCAAAGCCGTTCGCGGGAATTGTTCGACACGCTTGCGACCTCTCAGGCCGCCCGCTTCGAACCGCTGCTGATGGTCACCAGCACGCAGAATGATGACCCCACGCACGTACTGTCGGAAATGATCGACAGCGCGGACGAAGACCCGACGCGCGTGGTCGCCCTGCATTCGGCGCCAGAGGGTTGCGACCTTCTCGACGAGGCCGCATGGCTGGCCGCCAACCCTGCCCTCGGTGAATTCCGCGACCGCGACGAACTGGTGGCCATGGCTGCGGAAGCCGTTCGCCTGCCGTCGTTCGAACAGCAGTTCCGGTTGTTGTATTTGAACCAACGCGTCCCGCTGCACTCGTCGCTGATCACAGCGCAGGACTGGCGAGCGTGCGGCCCGGTCGTCGCCGATCCGCACCGCTTCAGCATCGCGGACACGTGGGATTTCGAGGCCGGCGAACGCGTCTACCTCGGCCTCGACATGTCGTTGCGGACCGACCTCACCGCCCTCGTCATCGCGTCGGCCGAGAACGGCTCGCGCGTGAAATCCCACTTCTACAAACCCGAGGATCACCTTCGCGACCATGGCGCCCGCGACCGCCAGAACTACGAGCTATGGCGAAAGCAGGGTTGGCTGACGGCGACGCCCGGCCGGTCGGTCGATCCGAAGTTCGTCGCCCACCGCATTCAGGAAATCCACGCCCGTAACCCCATCGCCGGCATTGCCTACGACCGCGCGTACATCGGCGAACTGCTCCGGTGCTTGGCTGAGATCGGCGTTGAAGCTCAAGAAGGCGACGGACCCGGCATCCGGCTCGTGCCGTGGGGACAGGGCTTCGTGTCTATGGGCATCGCGGTCAACGCGTTCGAACACGCCGTTCTTCAGGGTGAACTTGCCCACGATGGCAACCCGGTCCTGACGTGGAACATCATGAACGCGGTCAGCGTCAGTGACCCAGCCGGCAACCGGAAGCTCGATAAGACCAAGGTCCGCTTCAGGATCGACGGCGCCGTTGCGCTGGCCATGGCGCTCGGCCTGAAGGCTCAAGACCGTCAGGCGGCGCCCGCATCCAACCCGTGGGATGATCCCAACTTCAGCCTGTTTGGAGACAGCCGGGCCGCCTGATCGATTTTCCTAAATAGCTTCATGAGCTTTTTTGGTTTTTTCGGAGGCGAGACCCGCTCCAATTCTCTTGAGAGCCCGTCTGTTTCTCTAACTGACGCCAACGCCTTTCGCTTGGCTTTCAGTGAGAACTTCAGCGGCTTTACAGACGAAGAGGTCAACGAACACGCGGCACTAGGCGTCCCGGCCATTTGGGACGCTGTGAACTTCGTGTCGGGTGCAATCGCCTCACTGCCCCTTCACGTCTACCGCAATGCCGATGGCGGGCCGGTCAAAGCCGATGGCGATCCGGTCTATCCGCTCCTTTCCACGACCGTGAACGACGACTTCCTGACCAGCTTCCAGTTCCGGAAGTGGCTTGTCAGCCGACTGATGCTGGAAGGCCGGGCGGTCGTGTGGATCGAGCGCAATCGCGCCAACCGACCCATGAACCTTTGGCCGCTTGAACTGTCCTCACTGACCATCAAGCGCGTTGACGGCCGCCTCGCCTACGAGCGCCGCCGGAAGAACGGCGCGCTGGACACCTTCGCCGCCGCTGAAGTCCTCGACTTCGTATGGATGCCGAAGGGCGACGGCATCAGCCACATCAACCCGGTCCAGCAGCACCGAAACAGCATCGGACTGACCATCGCGGCCGAGCGCTACGCGGCTGGGAACTTCGCCAGCGGCGGCATCCCTCCGATTGTCGCCCGTATGCCGGCCGGCTCCCCGGCGGCCATGGATCGCGGCGCGTCCGAGATCAACGCCCGTCTACGCGCCCTAGCCAAGAGCAAGACGCCCGTCCTCCCCCTGCCGAACGAAGTGGACCTGAAGGCCATCGGCCTCAACCACGCCGAACAGCAGATGATCGAGGTCCGCAAGTTCCAGATCACGGAAGTTGCTCGCATCTGGAATATCCCGCCGGCTTTCCTGAAAGACCTGACCGCCGGGACGTTCAACAACAGTGAACACCAAGACTTGGCCTTCGTGAAGCACACGCTTCGCCAATGGCTCACGATGATCGAGCAGGAACTGAACGCCAAGCTCTTTGGCCGAAAGTCCACGAACTACGCTGAGTTCAACCTTGCGGGCCTGCTGCGCGGCGACTTCAAGACGCAGATGGAGGGCCTGCGGACCGGCGTGTTCGGCGGCATCTACAAGCCGAACGAAGCCCGCGGCTATCTCAACCTGCCGGCGGCCGAAGGCGGCGACCAACTTCTAATTCAAGGCGCGACTATCCCGCTGATCGACGCCGGCAAGACGCCCGCGCCCTCCCCCACCATCACCCCAGAAGAAGACCCGGCCGAACCGGGCGAGGACGATCAATGACCATCGAGTACCGCACCTTCCAGTTCACGCCGGCGCCGATAACCGAAACGCGCAGCGCCGATGCCACCGGCGACAAGCTGGCCGGCCACGCCATCGTTTTCGACCGTGACAGCCATGACCTTGGCGGCTTCATCGAGCGCGTGGCGCCGGGCGCCCTTGACCGCTCGCTGACGGCTGCGGCGGCAGGCGAACTCAACATTCACGCCCTTTGGAGCCACGACAGCGCCCAACCGCTGGGTTCGACCAGAGGCGGCAAGCTGGTGCTCGAACAGGACGCCACCGGCCTTGGCTTCGTCCTCGATACGGCTCGCTTCACGCCGGCCCAATTGGACGCTGCACGTGACGGCGATCTTCAGATGAGCTTCGGCTTCCAAGTTCGCAAAGACTCGTGGGTCACGCGTGACGACGGCATGGCCGAACGGACGCTGATTGACCTCGACCTGTTGGAGATCAGCCCGGTTGTCTCGCCGGCCTACCCAGACACAACGGCGGCCGTCCGATCCCTAGAGGCGTGGAAGGCGGATGCCGCCCAAGACATCGAAGCCCAAGGCGAACACGACCAACAAGCAATCATGATCGCCAAAATTAAACGAAAACTTACCGCACGCGCCATAGATCAGCACATAAGACACCTCGACGCGAGCAAGTAGAGCACGAAGATAAATAACTCCGAGAAATCAAACTCGGAGTTATTTCACAAATGTCGAACTATAAGGACTTGCTCACTCAGAGCATCCAAGCCGCCCATGAAGCCCGCGCCCTGATCGACCAGATCACGGACAAGACTGACGAAGCCCGCGCGCGCGAGCTTGATGAGGCTGCAAACAAGGCCTTTGCCCACTCGGACGCCCTGCAAAAGCGCGCCGAAATGCTGAAAAGCATCGAGGAGCGCGAGGCCGTGCTGAATGCGGCCGATCCGCGCCGCGAAACCGAAGACCGCTCGGCCACAGCCACCGGCGCCCTGACGAAGGAAGAACGCCACACTCGCGTGTTTGAGGCGGCCATGCGCGGCCAAGAACTGCCGGAGAGCGGTCGCGAATTCCGTGACCAGAACGTCGGCACCAACTCGGCTGGCGGCTACCTCGTCCCGGCTCAGTTCCAAGCGTCCCTGATCAAAGCAATGAAGGCCTATGGCCCGATGAACGATGACACCGTCATCGACCGCCTGACCACCAACACCGGCGCCAAGCTGACTTGGCCGAAGATGGACGACACGGCCAACAAGGGCCGCATGATCGGCGAAGCGACCCAAGTTTGGTCGAATGCCGGCGTCACCTTGGGCACGATCGACCTCGACGCCTACAAGGGCACGTCTGACGCCATCCTCGTCTCGGCTGAACTGTTGAACGACGCGGAAATCAGCGTTGAAGCGATCCTGAACGAGGCAATCGCCGAACGACTGGGCCGTCTGGTCAACTATCAGCTGACCCTCGGCACCGGCGCCAGCGCTCCGAACGGTATCGTCACCTCAGTGGGCACGCCGTCTCTGGTCACGGTCGCCAACGCCGCCATCGCCACCGACGACGTGCTGAGCCTGTCGCACGACGTTGACCCGGCCTATCGTGGCAATCCGGGCGTGGGCTTCATGTTCAACGACAAGACGCTTCTCGACCTGAAGAAGAAGAAGGACAACAACGGCAATTACATCTGGCAACCGGGCACGGTTGGCGGCGCCGCTGCGACCATCTTCGGCCACCGCTACTTCATCAACCAAGACATGGCCGACATCGCCACCGGCGCCGTCCCCATGCTGTTCGGTGATTTCAAGAAGTACCGCAGCCGCTTCGTGAAGAACGTCGTCATCAAGCGCCTCGACGAGCGTTACGCCGACACCGATCAGGTCGCCTTCCTCGCGTTCATCCGCTTCGACGGCGAGACGATGGACACGCGCGCCATCAAGGGCCTGCGCGTCAAGTAATGGTCCGAGCCCTGCACAAGGCCACGGGCAAGGTTCTCAGCGGCGAGGATGCAGTTCGCGCCCTCGCCGCTGGCGCCGCGACACCGATCCGAGAGGCCCGCTCACTCGAATACGCCTCTCTTCGCCATCGCTGATCTCCCCGAGCCCCGGACGGCCTTGCCGCTCCGGGGCTTTTCTATGCGCTTAATGCTCGCCAATACATCTCGTTGACCTGCCACGCGACGTAGGACAGCGCGCCAAATATAACGAGCCTGTATTGCAACCGGCTACGCTTGCCACCCTTGGCATCAACCTTGCTAAACGCCTTCTCTCCCTCCTCGCGGATCATCATTTTCTCGACAGGACCCAACCCCGTCTCACTCAGGCTTTCATTCAAGATGATGTTTATCCAAATCGAATGACGAACAAACGAGAGACGCTCACACCCAAAATAGAAGCTAAGCCCCCAACTGAGGACGGCCACCCCCAAGCACACTTGAGACCACGAAAGCGCTAGACCCTTCGCTTGATTGAGCGCGTAGGCGATGGAAGCCCCTGCCGCCGCAAGCAAGAAATAGTCAAATTTGTCATCATGCGCGCGCATCGCCTTCTTAAGTTCGATACCTACTTGGCCTGCCAAGACGATGCCCCCTACCTTTCCCGCCTAAATATCGGATGGACTTTCACCGCACTGCCCTCGTTATCCCTCCGACCGAACCCGCCATCAACCTCGACCGCGTGAAGCAACACCTTGGCGTCAGCTTCGACGCCGACGATGACCTGATCAGCATCTTTCTCGACGCAGCGACTGCGGCCGTCGAAGGCCCCACCGGCATCGGCATCGCCCTTCGCCCGGCGACCTATCGGCTGACGCTGGATTGCTGGCCAGCAGGCCCGATCCGCCTGCCGCTACGCCCCGCCACCGGCGTCACATCGATCACCTACAAAGACACCGCCGGCGCCATCCAGACACTGGACCCCGCCACGTACTCGATCGACCTCGACACGGGGACGGTCTGCCGCGCCATCAACGCTAGCTGGCCCTCACTCGCCAACCTTCCGGGCGCCGTCACGGTCACCTTCACGGCCGGCTTCGCCACCATCCCGGCAGACCTGAAGGCGGCCATTCTGCTGATCGTCGGCCACTACTACGCCAACCGCGAAGCCGTGGTCGGAACGACCGGGTCCATCACACCGAAGGAACTTCCGTTCGGCGTCGAAGCCATCTTCAGCCGCTACCGGGTCACGACCTTCGGCTGACGGCCCGCCGATAAATACGAAGGCCATGACCCTCGTGACCTTCATTCGGGATTTCGACTACGTCCCTACAGACCACACCCACCTGACTTACGTGTACACGGCCGGCGACACCGTCCCCGTGCCCGATGAATGCGCGAAGCGCGCTGTCTCGCTTGGCTTCGCTGACTACGAAATCGACGAGGACGACGCCTGATGGCGCCCCGCCAGCCGGGCGCGGGCGAACTGCGTGAGCGTGTGAAGATCGAGCGGCCGGGGGCTGATAACGGACGCGGCGGCGCGCCCCAGTCATGGCTTCCGGTCGTTGAAGGCATCCCGGCCAAGATCACGCCGGCACAGGGCGGCGAACAGGTCCGCGCTGCTCGCCTGACCGGCGTCAACACCTTCGATGTGACCGTCAGGCAGTCGCCTGAACTGGCCGCCGTCACGGCCGACATGCGACTGACCAACGAGCGCACCGGCAAGGTCTACAACGTCGTCTGGGCGGCCAATCTCGACGAGCGTGGCAGGTTCCTGACCATCACGGTGATGGCCGATGGCTAGACGCAGCGCTTTCGAGCGTCAGGCCGCGTTTGAGGCCGCGCTGGCAAAGCAGCCGGCCGCCATGCGCGAAGCCATCCGGCTCGCCAACAACCGCACCGCCCTCGCCCACGCCGCGCGCCTTCGTCGTAACGTCCCGAAGGGCTCGCCGAACCGTGGGCACATCGTCTCGTCGGTACGCGTCCGCGCGGGCTCGAACGATCTAGAGGTCATCGTCTCGGTCGGCTCGCCCGAGTTCCCGTATGCCGCAGCGCTAGAGTTCGGCCACAAGAACCGGGACGGCTCGCAAACCGCCGCCGTCAAATACTACTTCCCGCTAGTCAAACTGATGCGTCGCAAGCACCGCGCCGCCCTGATCCGGGCCGCTCGTAAGGTGTGGCGGGGTAAATAAGGCATGTCCGCCGAACCATCCCTAGCCATTCAGTACGCCGTCGAGACCGCCCTGATCAATGCCGACGTGGCCGCCGGTCGCGTCTACCTACGAGTTCCAGCGCGAACACCCCTGCCCTACGTCGAGTTCGGCCAAGATCACGTCATCGGCGCCCACGATGAGGGTGGCGACATGTTCGAGGCCGACATTGAGGTCACGGCCTATGCCGCGACCATGGACGACCTGAAGGCGGTCGTCGGCGATATCTTCACCGCCCTGTTCCGCCCGATCCCGACCGAAGGCTTCAACGTCTTCGAGTTCCGATACGACGGCACGTACTACCGACCTGCGCTCGACAATACTTCATCTACAGGCACAGCTGAAGAAGGCACCATTTCCTTCAGCTATATGCTGGAACGCAAGCCAACTATCTGACGCAGATAAATACCTCCGACCACTTTCAACGTCGGAGTTTATACATGCCTGCAAACTATATTGATCCGATCCTTGGCGAAACGCTGATGATCAAGGTTCAAGACACCGCCAACGCTGCGATTTACGCTCACCCCGCAATCATCAACAAGTCGCGCGCCATCTCGTTCTCGACCAAGACCGTTGATGACGAGCTTGTTGACCTGAACGATCAGGCGGCCCCGGCTCAGACCATCCGCCGCGTCGCCAGCTTTGACACCAAGATCGACGGTTCGGGCTCGATGCCGAAGACCTCGGCCGCCGAGTACACGGATTGGGCCACGAAGGGCACGATCCGCAACATCAAGGTCAGCTACGCCAACACCACGATCACCGGCGCCTTCGTCCTGACCTCGTTCAGCGTCACTGGCGAGCGACTGGAGTCGGTGCAAGCACAGATCACGCTGGAACAAGCCGGCGCCGTGACGGTGCTGAGCGTCTAATATGGCTGCACCTCGATCGGCAAAGATCACGCGCTTTGTCCATGAAGACGACCACGAGCTTTGCCTTCGCATCGGCGAACTGATCGAGCTTTCGGAGGTCCGCGAAAGCGGGCCTCCGGCCATTCTGTCCCGCCTGCAAAACGGCGCTTGGTTCGTACAGGACATCACCGAGACGGTCCGCTTGGCCCTGATCGGCGGCGGTATGCACCCGACTGAGGCCAAGGCCTTGGTGAAGCGGGCCATCAAGGAAGCCTACCTTCACGATTATCTAGCAATCGCGCTGGAATGCCTGTTCGCGGCGCTGGTCGGCGTTCCCGAGGACACCCCTGAGATCGCGGACGACGAGCCGGGGGAGTAGCTGACCCCGCCGATGGAAGCAGGCCCGCCCAATGGTCGAGCTACTTCCAGTTCGCCGGGGTCGCCGGATACACGCCCGCCGAAGTCAAGGCGATGAGCCTCTATGAGTTTCATTGCATCCGCTCGGGCTGGATGCTGACCAAAGAGTATCAAGAACCAGACAAGGCTGAAGCTCTCAGCGATGACGACTTTGACCGCCTGTTCGCGGCCCATGAAACCAACATGGAGCAAGCGACCCGCGAGCTATCAGTCTCTGAGGTGATCGCAGCCAACAAGGACAAGCTGCGATCTACCTAAATATTCGATGGCAACGATCATCGATACTCTAGAGACCAGATACGCAGCAAACATCATTAGTTTCGAGCGTGAAGTTGCTCGAATGCAGAAGATCAGCCGGGCCGCAGGTGAGCGGATCGCGGCTGATCAAAACCGCCAAGCCGTTGCTACGAAGGCCGCTTGGCAAAAGGCCGACATCGGCGGCGCCCTTCAGAAATCGGTGTCGAGTGGCGTCAGCGGCGCGGCCATCGAACTGGCCAAGCTGGCGCCGATCTTGGCGGCGGCCTTCGCCGGCAGCGCGGCCATCGGCGCGGCCGACACGTACAACCGCTTCACCAACCAACTGAAGGTCGCCGGGCTTGAGGGCGCCAAGCTCACGGCCGTACAGGAGCACCTGTATCAGGCCGCCTTGAAGAATGGCGCGGCGCTAGAACCGCTCGGCCAACTTTACGGCCGTGTCAGCCAATCGGCCAAGGAACTCGGCCTTTCACAATCGGGCATCCTCAACATCACCGACGCCGTCGCGGCGGCTGTTCGCGTGTCCGGCGGATCGGCCGAACAGGCGTCGGGCGCCCTGCTGCAACTGTCTCAGGCGCTCGCCGCCGGGACCGTCCGGGCAGAGGAATTCAACAGCATCAACGAGGGTCTAACTCCCCTGTTGCAAGCCGCCGCCGGCGCCTCCGAGAAGTACGGCGGCAGCGTCGCGAAGATGCGCGCGGATGTGCTGAAAGGCGCCCTGTCGTCGTCCGAGTTCGCCCGCCTCATTCAGGCCGGCCTTGGCGATCTTGAGAAGAAGGCCGCCAGCGCATCCCTGACCGTCGAGCAGTCGATGCAGAACGTCCAGACCGCGCTGATCAAAGGCATTTCGACCGTCGATCAGACGTATGGCGCGACGCAGAAACTGTCCGAAGCCCTGACGTGGCTGAGCCAGAACCTCGACATCATCGGCAAGTCGCTGCTCGTGCTTGGCGGCATCTTCGCCGTCACCGCCGCCCCGGCGATCGGTCAGGCCGCCGCAGCGCTCGGAACCTACACGGCTGGCGCTGTCGGCGCCGGCGTCGCCTCGGTCCGTCTGGCGGCCTTCCAAACAGCGATGGCCGCCAGTATGCGCGGCACGACTGTCGCAGCAGAATCCGCCGCGCTGGCCATGCGCGGCCTGATGTCCTCGACCGGTCTTGGTCTCGCGATCGTCGCGGTGACAGCCGCCCTTGGCCTGTTCGCCGCCAAGGCGATGGAGTCGGCCGAAGCTGAACGGCAGTTCGAGGCCCGGCTGAAGGCAGGCAACTCAGCCCGAGCTGAGGCGAAGAAGGCTGCGGATCAGGCCCGCGTCGCGACTGGCGACCTGTCCAAGGCCGAAATGGACGCCCTTACCCACACGGCCAACCTGACGGGTCAGGCCGACAAACTGGCGGACGCCCGTTATCGCCAAGCCGCCGCCACGAAGGCCGCAGCGCTGGAGGAAGCGCGCCTTGCCACGGCTCAGGCCGGCACGGATGTGAAAACGGCCCGGAAAGCCCTCGCCAAAGCTCAAGAGACTGAGGTTCGCAAGACCATCGGTCCGATCGGCGATGCGGGCGAGCGCGGGATGCGTGCCGGTCAGGCAACCGCCGGCGCCGATCCTCTCGCCACCATCCGCGAAGGCGCCGCGCAGAACGAGGCCGTCGTCAAAGCACAGGCGAACCTCGACGCCGCACAGGCCAACAACAAGGACGCTTGGGACAAGTTCTACGCCATCCAGTCCAGCAAGCTGGAGACCTACGTTCCCAAGCCGCCCGCAGCCGCTGCGGGGAAGCCTGAAAAGGGCGCTGCTGGCCGCGAGCGTCGCGGTGACACCGCCATCGAGGCGGCCGAGACCGAGCTTCGGAACGCCACCCGCAGCCTCGCCTACACCCGGCAGGAACAGCATGAAGCCACGCTGGTCAGCCTGCGGGAGGAATACGAGCAGCAGACCCGTAAGCTCGACGAGGCGGTTGCTGACAAGCAGCTTCTGGACGCCGACGCACAGATTGCGAAGGGCAAGTACAAGGAAGCCTACGAGCAGAAGCTGAAGGCTGAGAACGCCGCCTATCAGCGCGATCTCGACGAGCAGCGTCGCGCCGTCGCCGCCCGCGATCTCGACACGCAGCTTGAAGCGCTCCGGGTGCAGGAGGGCGAACTTGGCTCGCTGGCCGACCATGCCAAGACGCTCAAGCAAAAGCAGGCCTATGAAGCCGCCGCCTTGGCCAAGCGCCAAGAAGCTGACCGCCTATCGTTTGCGGCGGCTCAAGAACAGCTTCGCCTCGACCTGCAAAAGCTCGGGCTGACCAAGCAGGAAATCGACACCCGCCTAGCGGCACGTCAGTCGGTCTTCGACCAAGGCCAGAAGAACGAGCGCGGCAACCTTGTGGCTGACCAGCGCAAGGAAGCGCCGGGCTGGGGTGACTGGCTGAAGGATTTGGGCACGTCGTCGGACGGCATCACCCAGAAGCTTCAGGGGATCGCCTCGAACGGCCTGAACAGCATCGTGGACGGTCTGGCCAACGCCGCCGTGGGCGCCGGATCGCTCAAGGACGCCTTCGCCGACACCGTGAAGTCGATGATTGCGAACCTGATCAAGCTCGGCATCCAGTTCCTGATTTTCGAGACCCTTGGCCGCGCGTTCGGCGTGCCGGGCCTCGGCAAGGCGGCGATTGGCCTCAACAAGCACGCCGCCGGCACCAACTTCTCACCCGGCGGCCTGTCGCTCGTCGGCGAGGCTGGGCCGGAGCTTGTCGCCCTGCCCCGTGGCGCTCAGGTCGTGCCGAACAACTTGTTGAAGACTGCCTTCCAGTCGCCTCGCGGTTCAGGCGCCACGCAGATCGTCCAGAACTTCACGACCCACGTGGATGCGACGAACGCGGTGCTGCGCTCGGATATCGACCGCCAAATCTATCAGGCCAACCTTCAGACCTTGCAGGCGGCCCGACAGATGGCAGCGAAGGACAGCGGTCGCGCAGGTCGAAACCGGCTGTGATCCGGCCCAAATGGTCGCCACCCTAAATACTGGATGGCGATTTCATTCCCGTCCCTTCCACAGCACGAGACCCAAGAACTTAAACTTACTTCGTCGGCGACAAACAACACGCCGCAGTTCGGCGGACCAGTTCAGCGCGTTGCTCGACTTGGCGACCGTTGGACGCTTACGGCGACCACTCGAAAGCTGAGCTACACCCAAGGCATGAGCGTGGTCGCCGCGCTCATGCAAGGCCTCTCGAACAAGGTCGTGTGCCCGGTCCAACAGCCGGGCCTAGCGATCGGCTCGTCCGGCAGTCCGGTCGTGGTCAGCGGGTCGGGCACGACGCTGACCGTCAACGGCTTCGCGGCCAACTACCCGATCCGCCCCGGCCAACTCTTCAGCATCGTCCACGGCGGTAAGCGCTACCTGCATCAGGTCACCGCCGCCGCCACGGCCAATGCCACGGGCGCCGCGTCCCTGTCGATCTATCCGATGCTGCGGACGGTCGTCAGCGCCGGTGACGCCTGCGAGTTCTCGGTCCCGAAGATCGAAGGCTTTCTGTCCGACACCTCCCAAGGGTGGTCGGTTGGTTTGGCTCAGTCCATCGGCCTGACCTTCAGCGTGGTCGAGGCCCTGTAATGGCGCTGCACACCGCGCTGGACGCGGCCATTCAGGGTCAGTCGCTGCGGGTCTTCACCGCTGTGCAGATCGCCCTGCCGCAGACCCCGACCTATCCCGCATACAACATCAACCTTATCGACGGCGCCGGCTCGATCACATTCGCCGTTGGTGCCGTCTCGACGACATTCACCGGCGATGATCCGACCTTTGGGACCATCGGCACGATCAGCGCCGTGAGCGAGGCCATCGCCACCGAGGCGCCGCGCGTCACCGTCACGCTGTTGCCGCCATCGGAGGTCGCCGTTGGGCAGTTGAACCAGCCTCAGTACCAAGGCGCCCCGGTCAAGATTTGGTTCGGGCTCGTCAGCGAACTCGACGGCGCGGTGATCGGCGTCCCCGAACTGCTTTTCAGCGGCCGGCTCGACACGGCCAAGACGACCGCGCAGGCCAACGTTCGGATGGTCGAACTCGACGTGGCCAGCGTGTTCGAGCGTCTGTTTATCGCCTCCGAGGGCGACCGCCTGACGCTGCGCTGGCAGCAGACCGTTCATCCGGGCGAGACCGGCCTAGCCCTCAACAATTCGGCTCTGAACGATCCGATGTGGGGCGCCGAGACAGCCAAGAACGGCGGCATCAGCCAAGGCGTCGCGACCATCATCAAGTACATCGCACCGGGTATCGGCGCTCGCCTCGACTAGCCTCGGCCTAAATAGTCGATGCTGCTGCTTACTCGTAATGAGGCCGTCCAATCCACTATTGACCGCTTTCATGATCGTGACTTCGCGTGGGGCTCGCACGACTGTGCCCAACTCGTCGCCTATCACCTTCGCGCACTCGGTTACGCTGACCCTCTAGCCAACGTCCAGACCTACGCCACCCGCCGCAACGCCCTGAAAGCGATGCGGAAGGCCGGCGTCAAGGACATGGCCAGCCACCTTGAACACGGCCTTGGGTTCGAGCCGATCCCGCCGGCCATGGCCTTGCCGGGCGACATCGTCGGCATCCCGGCCGAAGAAGAAGATGCGGCCAAGGGTTGGGTGACGCTTGGCGTCGCCATTGGCCTCGACCGGGTTCTAGCCTTCGCCAACGGCCGTTGCGGCTGGGCGCCAACGTCGGTCGCCTCGCACGCTTGGCGCGTGGCTCCCGTGGGGGCCGCGTAGTGCCTCAAGCAGCCCTCGCGGTCGCAGCCGCTTTCTCGACCGCCGCCGCAGCGGTCACCGCCGTCACCTCGACCGTCGTCCTCGGCCTGACCGTGGGCACATGGCTGACGCTGGGCGCCGTGGGCCTGAGCGTCGGCATGGCCATGAGCGCCGCCGCCGAAGCGAAGAAGGCGGCCAAGGGCCTCGAAAGCTCGGGCCAGCAGCTTCAGCTTAAGGCGGCCGGCGACAGCGCGCCCGTGCCCTTCCTGTTCGGTCGATCGGCAACCGGCGGCTTTCTAGTCTACCGCGACACCTACGGGTCAAAGAACTCGGAACTGGCGATGCTGACCGTCCTGTCGGGCGGCGGTCCAATCGCGGGTGTCGAGAGCTATTCGCCCGGCGAGTACGGCGTTGCCTTCGCGGGCAATCCGAACAGCACGCTCGCCAGCGTCACCGGCACGTCGCCGGCCTCCGACCTCTACACCGGGAAGATGCGTCAGCGCTGGCTGACCGGCGCCAGCACTGACGGCGCCCCGCCGACCTACAGCGGCCAGCCCCTGCCCGGCTTGTCGTCTGCATCGAAGCTGTCCGGCCTCGCGCATGTGCTGATGCTGTGCAGCTACGACACCAAGCGATACCCGTCCGGCCTCCCGTCCAAGAACCTTTGGGTCGCCAATGGCCTGAAGCTCTACGACCCGCGCAAGGACAGCACCTATCCGGGCGGTTCGGGGTCGCAGCGTTGGGGCCAACCGTCCACCTACGCCTTCAGCGAGAACCCCGGCGTCGCGGCCCTGAACTGGTCGCTGGGCATCTTCGACAACGGCGTTCGGGTTGGCGGCATCGGCGCGCCCATGGCCGACATCGATGTTCCGGCCTTCGTCTCGATGGCCAACATCTGCGACGCCAACAACTGGAAAATCGGCGGCGTCGTCACCTCAGACGACAATAAATTCAGTGTTCTAAATGCGCTTCTTCAAGCTGGCGGCGCGGTCGCTGTGGCGCGTGGCGCTCAGCTTTCGGTGATCGTCAACGCGCCGGTCGCCAGCGTCTACACGCTCGGCACTGACGACATCGTCGGCACCGTCGAACTGACCAACTCGGCCGGCTGGCGCGACCGCAAGAACACGATCGTCCCACGCTACCGGGCAGAATCCCAAGGCTGGGAACTGATCGCTGGCGAGACGGTCTCGGCCGCTACCTACGTCACTGAGGATGGCGCTGAGGTCCGCTCGACCGAGGTTCAGTACAGCCTCGTTCAGCAGGCTGCTCAGGCCCACCAGCTCGCCGCGTATGACATGGTCAACGGGCGCGAGTTCCTTCAGGCGACCGTCGTCTGTAAGCCGCGCCTGCTCGGTGTTCGTGTTGGTGACGCGATCACCGTCAACGTCCCGGATGTGGCGATCACCGGGAAGAAGATGCTGGTGGTCGGGCGCTCGCTCGATCCCGCCTCCCTTCAGGTTACGCTGAACCTGCGGAGCGAGACCGACGCCAAGCACGCCTATGCGCTCGGCCAAAGCCAGACAGCCCCGCCGTCTCCGACCTTCAACGGCTACGACCCCAGCAACCCGGCCGCACCGGGCGCGACCGCATGGGCGATCACGGGCAACGCCGTGGTCGATGCCGGCGGCGTCAGCGTGCCGGCTATCGTGGTCGAGGGTCAAAGCGACGATCCGAACGCCGCCAGCGTCATCGTCGAGTACCGCCAGTTCGCGCCCGACAACACCGCTAGCGATGACTTCGGATGGTCGTCGTGGTCGGAGACGCCGGCTGCGACCACGACCAAGGCCGCCATTGTCGGCGCCCTGTACCCGGACACCGCCTATCAGGTCTCGCTCAGCTACCGGACCGTTCGCGGTGTCGTCTCCAAGCGCCTGATCCTCGGCCCTGTGACGGTCGGCCAATCCGTCGCCGGTGGGGTCGTTGACGGCGGGATCGACTGGCAGGGCAACACCATCATCAACGTGCCCCCGGCGCTCCAGACGGACGCCAATGGGATGCTGTCGGCCGACTTCATCAAGTTCGACGGCGCCGGCATGACGGCCAACGCCATCGCGAACGCTGTCGCCGCAGTCTCCGATTTCGAGCAGCAGCTTTCCGACGCCTCGAACGCAGCGCTGCAAGCCGGCACCTCGGTCCTGAACCTGCGGACCTATACGGACAACCTCGTCTTCACGAATGGCGTGGCGGTCGGCACCGCGATCATCAACGAGGCTGCTGCGCGACAGGCTCAAGACGCCGTCATCGCCAACAGCATCACCGGCCTTCAGGTCCGCCTCGTCTCAAACGTCGCAACGCTAACCGGGCTGGTCTCGAACGAAGCCAACGCCCGTGTCGCGGCTGACGGCGTCCTGACGACGAGCATCGACACAGTCGCTGCTCGACTGAACAGCAACACGGTGACGCTGACGGGTCTTGTGACCAACGAGGTCAACGCCCGCGCCAACGCTGTCGCGGCCGAAACGGCTGCTCGCAGCACGGCGATCTCGCAGGTCTACACGGCCATCGGGTCCAACACCTCGACGGTCACCGGGCTGATCAACAGCGAGGCCACCACGCGGGCGAACGCTGATGCTGCCGAGACCACCGCCCGCAACTCCGCGATCTCGCAGGTCTATACGGCGATCGGCGCGAACACGACGGCGCTGCAAGCCAGCATCACCAACCTCTCGACCACGACGACAAACGCCAACAACGCCCTGTCGTCGCGCATCGAGGGGCTGTCCGCCACGGTCTCCAACAACTTCAACAACCTCGACGGCCGGGTCACATCGGCGGTCAACGCTCAGGCCTCAGCCAACAGCGTCATGTCGGGCCGGGTGGATGGCCTGTCGTCCACGATCACCGGAAACTTCAACTATCTCGATGGCCGGATCACCACCGCTATCAACACGGCAGCTAGCGCCAACAGCGTAACCGCCACCCGCATCGACAACCTGTCCGCTTCGCTGACGAACAACTTCAACACGCTCAACTCGTCGATCTCGAACCTTCAGACCGCGACGGTGACGAACACGAACGCCCTCGCGGGCCAGATCACGACGCTGAACAGCAACGTCGGCGGCATTTCGGCGACCGTCTCCGGCCAAGCCTCGGCCATCACAAACCTTCAGGGGCGGACCGAGGCCTATCTGAAATGGACCGCCGCCGCTGGTGGTCAGGAAGCCAAGGCCGAATTGACTGCCGGCAATGACGGCTCGCTGATCCGGTTGGTGGCTAGCAAGCTCGCGCTCGCGACGAACAGCGGCGGCGTCCCATACGACATCCTGTCGATCATTGGCACGGTCGTCCGCTTCAGCCGCCCGGTCGAGATCAGCGTTGGCTCAGCAACGCTTTGCCTTGGCCCCGGCTTCGGCGCCTCCAACGACCTTCTGATGTGGTTCGGCCCGGCTGTCGCGCAGTCGGCAATGACCAAGGGCAACGCGACGTTCTGGATGGACACCGGCGGCGCCGCTTACTTCGGCGGGGCGCTTCTATCGGGCACCCTCTCGAACTCCTCGACCGGGACCGAAACAAACGTACCGGTCTCGAATACACTCGGCCCCTTCGGCACGAATGGCAACCCGATCGGCGTGAACTGGTCCTACACGTGGACTCGGCAGGGCTATCGAACCGGCAATTCGACGCCCTCGGGCGGCTTCAGCGCTGTCGTCAGGCTTTACCGGACCATCGCAGGCGGCGCTGAAACGCTGGTAGACACGAAGACCGTCACAGGCTCGATCTCCTACGAGTACGACGCCGGTGAAGGCATCACGTCCTTCCTCGAAACTGCTTCGCAGGGCTTCACCTACACCGACACGGCCGGCGGCACACAAGCGCGGACCTACCGCGTCGAGGTTGCTTCCCGGTCGAGCTATTCGGTTCCGGGCGGATCGAGCACGCTGGACGGCATTGTCCAACGCTACGGCATCGCCACTCGTGAGACCTAGCGCTGAGCACCAGCGCTAGGCCGCCTAAATAAAGGATGCAAAACCAAGCCACCTACCTCGAACAGGTCCATCATGCCGAAGTCGAACAACAACAACTCACCCGCACCATCTTCGAACTGTCCGAGCAGATCGACGCCCACAAAGACCGCTTGAAGGTCATCCGAGCGTTCGTGCAGGGCGTGAACATCGGCGCCGGCGCGAAGGGTGAGGAGATCGAGCAGGCCAAGGGCGACCAAGCCTAAGCCATGGCGATCGACCCCAACGTTCCGGCCATCGCCAACGCCGTCACGGGCATGGCGGTGTTTATTCAGAACACCATCGGCGACCTTGCGAACTTCAGCGCTGGCGCGGCCAATGGCGGCCCGAACGGTGACGGCTACTTCCCGCTGACCAGCAGCACCGGGGTCACCCGCCTTGTTCTCTCGCCCGACGCACTGAACGCCCGGACCTTCGGACCAATGTCGCAAGCCACGGTTCTTCGCGAAGATGTAGCAAACGCCAAGGCGATCGTCCTGACGCAGGCCAACACCGTCGCGCTGAACCTGACCTATGTCCTAGCCAACACGGCGGCGGCGGTAGGTTCAGCACAAACCTCCGCGACGTGGGCCGCCAACGCTCTGGCACAGGCGGGCCTCGCCCTCACCTACCGAAACACGGCCCAAGCCGCTTCCAACACGGCGGTGGCAGCGAACGCGACGGTCGCCGTCAATCTCGCGACCTCTCAGAGCATCCTGAGCCAAACCCTCACAGCCAACACGATCATCCAGCAGGCCAAGGCGGATGCAGTGGTTGCGGCTGCCCAAGCCAACGCTGCGGCGGCCAGCGTGAGCCCGAGCGCGATCCATGGAGCTATCAGCAGCAACGTCGCGACGCTCAACGCCTCGATCAACGGCAAGCTCGACACCTCCGCATTCACATGGTCGGGCCTCACCGGGAAGCCGACGACGTTCACCCCTTCCGCCCACACCCATGCCATCAGCGAGGTGGCGAACCTTCAGACCACGCTCGACGGCAAACTTGGCGTCTATCAGGGTATCGCGACCAGTTACGCGGCCTTCCGCATCAATGCCCTCAACATGGACATGACGCAGGGCGACGGCCTCGTGAACATCGTCGGCAACGGCGATCACGCCCACATGTCGAACGCCTCTACGACCGGTTACCGAGCGCAGATCACGGGCCGGGGCTCCAGCCGCATCGGCCTTCATGACTCAACGATCAATTTCTACACGGCAAGCGCCGACACGCTGACGGCGGGCGACCCCATCACGTGGGTTCAGACCCTCAGCATGAACCGCAACGCCGCTCAGTTCCTCGTTCAGCCGCAGTTCAACGGCGTGAACCTCATCACCTCGAACGACATGGCCTCAAGCCTGTCCGCCAAGGCCAACAAGGCGGGCGACACCTTCACCGGCAACGTCACCTTCCCGGCTGGTGTCATGGTTGGCAGTGGCGTTCCGACCGGCCTCTATGGCGACGGTGGCAACGTCGCCCTGCGTGGTTACGCCACCGGCTCGCTGTACCTTCAAACTCAGGCCGGGGTCGTGACGAACCTGCTGCTTGAGCCGACGAAGAACACCGTTTGGAAGCCCACGACGTTCGTTGACGCCGCCACGTTCAGTTCAACCGTCAGCATCGCAGGCGCCACGACGGTCACCGGCGCCGCCAACCTCCAAGGCGGGGCCACCGTGACCGGCAATCTCAGCGCTACAGGCTCGCTGTTCGTCGGCAACGGCGGCGGCATGTTCGTCAGCGGACAGAACCACCGTCTTATGTTCGACGGTTCCGGCGGTACGCGCTTCACCTATCGGTCGGATCACGCCTCGGCCGTGGGCATGAACCTGCTCACCAGTGACGGCAACCTTCGGGGCGTCCTCTACTCAGACGGTTCCGGCACCAATATCGGCTTCTTGAGCCCAGCCCAAGTCTGGAGGCTGCGGGTAGACGCATCGAACCTCTACGTCGGCGACAGCCAGTGGACGGCATGGCACACGGGCAACCTCTCGCCGGCCACGAACAACACCGGTCAGGTGTTCCCGAACTCCATCGTGAAGGAATTCCAGACCAAGGCGGGCGACGTGCTCGGCTCCTCGGCGGGGCAGTCCTACAGCGGCGCCTTGGGCGTCATCGGACCGGGCTCGACGGACAGCCACAACCAAGCCCTGATGAGCTTCCATCGCCCCGGAAACTTCGCCGCCCATTTCGGTCTGAACTCGTCAAACCGATGGGTCGTCGGCGGCTGGAGCTACGGCAACGGCGTCCAGCATCAGCTTTGGCTCAATGGCCAGATTCCAACCGGTGTGTGGCAACGGACCGATGACGGCGTTGGGCGCTTCCACTTTATGAGCGGAAGCGACACGCTGTACGGGACGGCCAATGGCCATGCTTGGCGAAATGGCGCCGACGCTACGGTCATGTCGCTCACCGGCGGTGGCCAGCTAACCACCAGTCAGAACGTCCGAGCCCAAAACACCAACGGCACCGGTCAGTTCACCGCCGTCAGTCCGAACGGCTCGACCATGTTCGGCTTCTATAATGACGGAACGCAGGCCTATCTGCTCAAGCACGCCAGTAGCTCAACTGGCTATGACGCTCACCGCCCCTTCTACGTGAACCTGTCGGGCGGTGGCGTGACTCTCGACGGCACGGGGGCCGGCGGCGTGACCACTGGCGGCACGCTCACCGTCAACGGCGTCCTGTACGCTCAGTCGGAGATCATCACGCCCGGCTGGATCAGGGTGAACGGAAGCAACGGCATCTATTGGCAGACCCACGGTGCTGGCTGGTACGCGTCGGATACGACTTATATTCGCAGCTATAATGACCGCACGATTTATAGTGGGGGCGGCTTCCTTGGCGGAGCCATTCAGGGCTCAACAGTAACCGCCACCAGCGATGCAAAATTCAAGTCGCGGATACGCCAACTCGAACCTGTTGCGGGCCTTGTGCCGAAGCGGTTCATCAAGGACGGCAAGGAACGCCTCGGCTACATCGCCCAAGACGTTCAGGCCGTGGTGCCGGAAGCGGTCCACTATCAGTTCGGCCCGAACGGTGAGCACAGCCTGTCGCTCGAACCGCTGGCGATGATCGCGGCCGTTCACGCGCAGCTTGAGGCCCGCATTGCAGCGCTGGAGGCACGCTGATGGCGCTTCCCACTTCCGGCACCATCACCTTGGCGATGATCGCCGCTGAACTTGGGGTCGGCCTCCCGCTCGACCTCAACGCGGCGAACGTCCGGGCGCTGGCAGGCAAGCCCTCCGGCAACATCATCATGCCCAACGACTTCTATGGAAAGTCGAGCTACGACCCCTACCCCGATCCGGTGACATTCGCGGACCTCACCGTTTTCGAGTACGGCAACGCGAGCGGTACTAGCTCGGCAACGATCACGGGGATTTCGAGCGCGATCACCTTGCGGGTGTCGATCAACAATCCGCCCGGCGTGCGTAAGCGCATCGCCATCAGCGTCGGCGGCTCAGGCGTTGTGAACTCGATCGCGACTTCACCCATGTCGTGGGATTTGACCGTCAACAACGGGCAGACAGTCGCCATCACCCTGACGGCCACAGCCACACAGAACCTCAGCCAGTATTGGCAGGGCTCATGCGTGATCACCAACCAGACGACAAGCGGCGATACCCTCGGCACGTTCGCCTTCGACCTTCAGGCGCTCAGCGATAACGGGACGATTTCATAAATACGTCCATGACCACAGAACCCACCTGCATCCTGACCATCGACAAGGCCAACGTCGAGTTTCTGCCCGACGTGGACGGCCTGCCCAACGTCGTCACCCGCGTTCCCTATCACTGGACCCTGACGCCGCTCGTCGGCGATCCGCTGAACTGGCCGGGCGTCGTCGAGCTTGGCCCGGTTGATCCTGACGATTTCATCGACGTGACCAGTCTCGACGATGAGGGCTTTCAGGATGTCGTCAGCGGTTGGGTGAAGGCAGAACTCGGCCGTGCCCACCTCCGGGCGGTGAAGGCCAACATGACGGCGGTCATCGCCTCACGGGCGACCGAAACCGTGAAGCTGTTCGCCCCTGAGCTTCCGCCGGCCGTCGTGTCCGATCCTATCGAGGAAGGCCCTTCCGAGGAGTGATCCAGCTAAATACTGGCGCCGGTTTCATTGTGTTCTCGGCTCAGTAGTTAGGGCCGATTATGGACACCAACCCCATGGAAACACTCGCAGTTCAGATCACTCGCATGGAAGGTAAGATTGACCTGCAGACCAGCGAGGTGACGCACCTACGCCGGGCGCTGGACGACCAGCGCGCCGACGTGAGCAGCCTTCGGCAGGAACTGGACGGCAAGGCCGACAAGTCCGAGTTCAAGGCGCTCTGGGGTCAGATCACCAAGGGCGTTTGGATCGTACTCGGCGCCGTCATCACCGCACTGGTGGCGATGGTGCTGAAGACGCACGCGGGCTGATCAGTCCACCGCCACCGGCGTGCCGACGTACTCCTTCAGCACCTCTTTCGTGGCGGCATCCACATACGCGATCCGCGTAATGGTGGCGCCTACCCAACAGATATCTTGATAGATTTCTAGCGGGCTATCGACCCGAGGGCCGGAGTAGGAACTTGTGCAGTCCGTGAGCTTGTCCCCCTTGAGCGGCGTGTACGTTCCTTCGACGACGATCCGCATGTTGGTCACGAGCTTTTTCGCTTCCGGGCCGCTGACCTTCACCTCGTAGATGTAGCTGTCTTTGCTGACCGCAGGGGGCTCAAGACCGAGCGCTTTGTAAGGTGTGGCTTGATCACGCATGTAGGGCGAGCCCTCGCCTTCGACGATGGCGACAGCAGCAAGGGCGTCGCGACGCCATTTCTCGACGGTGACCCGCGCGGCCGCACCATAAGCGTTCGAGCCGACATACGGTTTGCCCGGCGTCAGGGCGGCGTTGAAGTAGAGAACCTTGGGCGACGTGTCCCGATTGCGGGTCGTGAACGTCCCCCGTTCCACGTCGAAGAAGAACAACAGCGTGCCGTCCACGTAGGTCCAAAAGCTGTCGTTCTGGCTGATGCCGCTGCTGTCACCCGATCGAATCCGAAGGGAAAGGCTGAAGGTCTGCCCGGCAGTCGCAGGCACAGGCGGCACCTCGGCAAACTTGTCGGCTCTTTGAGCCGCAAACCCGGCATGTGCAGCGCGCATCGTCGCCGTGAGCGTCGGCGAATTTGGCGGCATGGTCGCGACAGCAGGCGCCGCAGCGGCGAGTACAGAAATCAACGTAGAGATCATCACAGCCCCCAAAACTCGACTTTAGGGTGCCGAAACGAACTGAGGTAGAGAAGCAAAATCTGTCGATCGACGGGAGAACTTCCGTCTGACTAGGCCCCGCCTGTCTCGACCGCCGCATCAGTATCCGCCGAAGCCTCTGCCGCAACGGAAGCCGGCTTATGGTCCTTCACCACCACCTGAATGATGCTCGCGACCGTGGCTCCCACCGTCGCGACGGCAGCAGCGTGTTCGGGTGAGAACACTACTCCAAGAACGCTCGCCACGCCGGTGATACCGACCCACGTACTACGCTCGGACAGGCGTTGAAGGATGTATTCGACGACGAATTGCATGGTGATCCTCCGGTTTTTCTTCCGGACTATTTAGGATCGTGGCACCGTGCCCCTCTGTCGATTCTTGGGAGGCCCTACGATGGCCGAAACGAACACGAAGCTGATTGAACTCACGGCCGAGATCGTGGCCAACTACGTGGCCAACAACGCCACCGCCGTCAGCGACCTTCCGAGCCTGATCAAGGCGACCCACGATGCCCTTGCCGGCGTCGAAAGCGGCGGCACCGTCGAGAGCAAGGCCAACGACGTTCAGAAACCGACGCCGGCCCAAATCCGCAAGTCGATCACCCCTGACGCCCTGATCAGCTTCGAAGACGGCCGCCCCTACAAAACGCTGAAGCGCCACCTGACGACGCAGGGCCTGACCATCGCCGAATACAAGGCGAAGTGGGGCCTGCCGAACGACTACCCGACCACGGCGCCCGCCTACAGCGAAGCCCGTTCGGCGATGGCGAAAGCCCTCGGCCTCGGTCAAGGCGGCCGGAAGGCAAAGGCTCCGGCGGCTAAGGGCCGCGCGAAGAAAGCCTGACAGCCACGCTTCACCACGCGCCCCCTCTCGGCTACTCTTTTTACGTCAGGCCCAACGAGGCCTCAATCGAACCGACTTGCTCGGGGGCAGAAAGACGAAAGAAGAGAACGACGACTAAATGACTGCATTTATGGCAGCCGTCCTAACGTACGGCCCACTTGCCATCGTGATCATCGAAATCGCTACGGCGATTAAGAAGTTCATCAAGGCCTAGATACCGGGCGGGGCTTAGTCCCCGCCTTTCTTTTTGCCTAAGCCGCCGCAGCAAGTTCCTCGACCGTCGCGTCCTCGCCGGCGCCGATCCGCTCGACCGCTCGGGCGAACCATCTGGCGTCCTTCTCGATGCCGACGAACCGCCGGCCTTCCTGCACCGCCGCCACGCCGGTCGTGCCGCTCCCCATGGTCGGATCAAGCACCACGTCGCCGGGATTGCTGTAACTGCGGATGATCCACGCCATCAGGTCCACCGGCTTTTCAGTCGGGTGGCGGCCGCGCCCGCCGACGCTGGCGAACTCCAGCACGGACGTGGGAAACCCAGTATGGGTCTGAGCCTTACCCTTGTAGGTCTTCAGGCCGTAAACCTCGGACGCGTGGACCGTGCCGTTCACCCGCTTCAGGTTCGGCTCGGCCAGTTCAACGACGCCCTGCGGGTGATACGTCATCTGGCGGTTCGAGCGGTGCGCGTGGATCGTCGTGCCGGGGCTGAAGACGCAGATGTCTTCATGCTCGCTCAGGGGCTTCAGCCACGCGTGTTGGAAGCCGGTCTTGCGCGTCTTCTTCCAGACGAGCCGGTACTTCAGCCATTCCGGCCGGGACATGCACAGGGCGGCCGTGAACATTCCGCTCGCCGTCAGCACGACCGCGCCGCGCGGCTTCAGCACCCGCTCGAACTCGGCCCACATCTCGTCGAAGGGAATGACCGCATCCCACGCGCACGCCGTCGAGCCATACGGCAGATCAGCGGCGATCAGATCGACGGAACGGTCAGGCAGGTCACGCAGCCGGGCGAGGCAATCGCCTTCCATCAGGCGGACGGTCGCCGGCGCCGGGTCAGCGGCAGGCTGTTGGATGTTGTCGTTGGCGGGACGCGTTCGGCGGGCCTGTCGGCGGGCAACTCGTCGGTCAATCTGCCTTTGCAGCGTCCGCGCCTCCAAGCGCGAGAGACCGTTGATGCGAAAACCCATCGCCCGTCGCGTCATCCAACATCCTTTTGGCCATTTTAGGGGAAGCGAAAGCTACACCATCGCCCCTAATTTCCGGTTCAGATGTTGGGTTGCCGGGCGATTAGTGAAGTTTGGGCAGAAAGCTCCAATCGACGTTGTCGATGGCCGCTCGCGACCATTCGCGAACTAGCTCCTCGTGCTCATCTTCCGGGTAGTCATCCAGCGCGTCGGCGACAGCGGTTGCCGCTCCAAGGATGCTCTTTCGCAGCCCTGCCCATGCCTCGACGGTTTCGGGGTCAGCGCGGCCGGACGCTACGTCGCCGCCGACTTCCAGAAGGCGTTGAAAGAGCGGACTGCTGACCAGTTCCAGCCATTCGGCTTCCGTGATCCGGGCCATCAGTAAGCCCCGTGGAACATGCTCGCGACGATCAGCGCCAGCACGAGGCCGGAAGCGACGACACACGCCACACCAACGGGAGTAAGGAGCCCACGCGAACGCCTACACCGAACCGACATTCAATACTCCCAAAAGTTGTATCGAACGTAGCTGTCGATTCCTGACCCGTCCAGCACCCCCCTAATTCTGGGGGATTGCGCGCCCTGCCCGTCTGCGGGATCGTTCGTCGTCGCCGGTTGCTTGAGAACAGCCGACGACAGGCCCGGCGCGTGAGAACGTCGGGCCACCCGCTCAACCCCGAGAACTGGCGTCGGTCACGCCTAGTTCAGAGGTTCGCGGAACTTCTTCACTGTCTCCAGTTGCAGGCCGTTGGCAGCGAGTATGATCTTGTACCCGCCATCAACGTCGCGAGAAACGAGTTCAAGCTGTTCGAGTGAATTGCGGGTGGCACGCCACGCCTCAAATTCGGCATTGCGGCTCGGGTGAATTTTGACCGTTGTAAATGAAAGCACTTGAAATCCTTTACTGAAAATGCCTGCCCGAATGGGGCGGTTATAAAGTCTACATTATAGCACAATTGTAACTTTCCACAAGTTGACGCTCGTCAAATTCCCCTAAATAGCGGATGCCACAAGTATCCGAGCATTTCTCCCTTGCGGAACTAACAGTCACCAAGACCGGCTTGTCCAACACGCCCGGCCCTGCCGAACTAGCCAACTTGAAGCGCCTTGCGGGCGTCCTCGAACAGGTCCGCGCGCTGCTCGGCAACCGCCCAATCACCATCAACTCGGGCTACAGGTCGCCAGAGGTAAACCGGAAGGTCGGCGGGTCCACGACCTCAGACCATCGCCACGGATTGGCTGCGGACATCATCTGCCCGGCCTACGGCTCGCCCCACGAAATCGCCAAGGCCATCGCCGCTAGCGGCATCGGCTTCGATCAGGTCATTCAAGAAGGCACATGGGTCCACATAGGCGTTGGCCCGCGTATGCGGCGGCAGGCGCTGACCTACAAAGGCGGAAAGTACCTGCCGGGGATCAGTCGCTAGCCCAGCCAAGGGCATTGCGTTTCGCCCGCAGGCACTGCTTCATCTGGGCATGTCCGCCGAACTCGACGCCCTGCCACCCGCCCTTGAAAAGCTGCTGCTGGGTCGCGTCTGGCACGCCACTAGCTTCGACCGGTACGAGAGAATAATCGAAGCAGAAGAGATCAGGCCGGACGCGGAAAGCGTTTATGGCACCGCTTTCTGCCGGCAGTCTGGCGGCGTCAGCTTGTTCGATTTCCGAGCGCCACTGACCACTATTCAACAGCAGTCCATCAACTGGCACGGATGGCTTGGCCCGAACTTCGCCCAATCGAATGGGGTGGCGGTTTGGTTCTGCATTGATCCGACCGGCACCGTGATCGAGGATGCTGCCTCCCTCCTGCATCGGTGGAAAGAAACTCCGGCAATCCAACGTGCCGATGGTTCGTCCTACAAGCCGAACATCATTCCCGGCGTTGAGGCCTGCCACGTTGGCCCGATCCCCCTCGCGTGTATCGAGGGCGTCGCCGTCATTCGGGGCGACCGCATGGCTGCCTACGATCTCGTGCCAAACAACGAAACCCTAGAACGCTCAGTCGCCAACCGGCACATAGCCCTTCTATCCCTTGCTACAGCGTCAGTTCAGGAAACCGGATGAGGCCCATGGCCGTCGCCAACGGCTGGATGTCGGCCCCTTCGCCATAGCTTCGGCCGACCGTGGCGCCCTTGTGGCCGGACAGCACGTCGTGAAGTTCCTCCTTCACCTCGGACTGGCGAGCCCGACGCTTCCACGTGTGGCGGAAGCTATGAAACGTGATCTCGGGATCGGTCAGCCCGATCGACGTGGTCCAGCGACCGAACCACTTACTGAAACCGTGTCCCGGCCCAACCTTTGCTTCGTGATCGAGGTCGGGAAATAGCCAAACCTGCTCTCGCTCACGCAGGTCCGCGACATAGTCGAGGAAGCCGAGTGCGATCAGTTGCGGGTGCAATGGAATGACGCGCTGGCTGGTGACGTTCTTCACCTGCCGGTCGGTCAGGTCGAAGTACCATGTCCCCTCGGGGGTCTGCCTCACGTGCTCGACCGGCATAGCAGCCAGTTCCGTCAGGCGCGCGCCGTGCAGCAACGCCAGAACGGGAAGCCACCATTTTGAATCGCGGGTGATCGTCTCGCCCGGAAGCTTCCGGCTCCCCTTGGGTCCGGCGGCGTCGTAGCCCCGGAACACCGGGCTATCGAAAATCGTCGCCAGTTCATCGGCGGTGAAGGCGCGCCGCGTCGTGCTTTCCGCTCCTCGCACCACGTACTTCTTCAGGCCGGCCATTGGATTGGCCGGCAGGATGTCGTTCGCAACGGCGTAGTCGAACATGCGTCGATAGCCAGAGAACCACTCGTCAGCAGTGAAGGCCGTCAGCGGGGCGTGCCTCTCTCCCTCCGGCCGCTTGGCGTTCTCCGCTTCGAACTGCTCGATTAGCTCGCGCATCGGCATGGCGTTCAGCGCTTCCGACCGTTTGCGACCGGGAAACCGGGCCACCAGCCCCATGTGTTCGGAGATCATCGCCTTCGTGATGTGGTTCGCCGGCAGATCGCCAACGGTCTCGACTAGGCGCCGCTGTTGGTGATCAAGGCGCCCGAGTTCCTTGTCAGCGACCTTCAGGGTGGCTTTCCAAGCCTCGTACAGGGCAGAAAGCCTGATAGACGGGGCGACGGCAGGCTTCGGGGTTACATCGACCCCTCCGATGTCCTCCAGCGGGATGGCTCGCACGCTGTGTGCCAACCGCTCACGCTCTAGAAAGCGATAGGCCGTCGCTAGGTGCAGAGCAGCCTGCCGACCAACGGCGGCGATGACCGGATTGCCCGGCGCGATAAGCAGGCCGCCGAGCAGCAACATCCGGCGGGTCATTTCCGGCAGCGGCGGCAGCGGCGAAATCGATTCATCCGGCAAGACCGCCTCGTCCCCGGTTTCGGCGAAAGCCTGAAACCCGGCGATCATGGCCAACATCGCCGGGGTGGTCGTCAGCGAGGTCTGATCGGGCACGATCCATTTCGCCGGATCGCCGGTGACGATCGCCGCCCATTTCGCAAGGGCGACCTCAGCCGGACCCGTGTCGAGCTTCGCGGCCGGCCGCCCGACCTGTCCTCGTGCTTCCGCGATCAGCTTTTTGAACTTAGCCAGAACGGCGGGGTGCAGCTTGGCCGCATCCTTCGCGTCACCTGTCCCCAAACTTTCGATCAGTTCACGCTTACCGATGACCGCTCGAACGTCCTTCGGCACGACCACGCGCACCAAGTAGGTGTTCCCCTGACGGGTCAGGCCGACGAGTTTGGAGCCCAT